TGAATACTGGTTTGCCTATGTACAGTGGCACAAGTCATGTTGCGTCATTGCTTCGTTATCTTAGGAAATGTGGTGATGATATAATGAGTGGATCACGGAATTATATTTAAGTTGTCGCACCCTTTATTCTATCTGCCAAAGTTATTCTGTCTTTCGGTTCTGCTAGGGCCGCAAACTTTTTTTGTTTTGGTGTCTTAGGTATACCACCTGCTTTACCACCCTCTTTTTTCTTTTCAAACTTCTTAATAGCTCCACCAAGATTATAACCCATATCAAACTTTTTTTGTTGAGTCATCATACCCATAGCATCTTGTGTCTTAGGTGTGGCTGAACCTTGAGTTCTGTTTTGTTGAGCAAGTCCACCCATCATCATTGGCTTTCGTGGCATAGCCATACCACCACCATACATTTTAGTTGGGCGTTGCCCATTATTATATTGTTTCATTACTGTGCCTCTTCTTTTTGTTTCATTGCGTCATATTGTTCTTGTAATTTATTTGTCATCTCTTCCAATTCAACTGGATTACTTGGAGCGTACTTAGGTGGTTCTAATCCTGCTCTTACCAAGTCTTTAAATACAAAGTTTATCATTAACTCTGATAATTTTCCAACATCTCTTTCAGACGGTTTGACACCCACTTTAAATAGATCTGTTATTATTCTAGCAGCTTCTTTATCTTGAGCAACAAGTCCAAGTAATTGTATTCCTCTCATTTCTGCCACACGAACTGCAAACTCTGCGGCCACGTATGTTGGACTGACCATACCTCTAGCTAAGTTGAACGCTCTACTGATGGCTTCATTTGTGGATATACCTCTAGTTAGTCCTTCAAGTTTAACTTTACTAAAGTCACCCTTTTCTATCATAGTCATATATTCAACCATGTTTTCAAAATATTCAAAGTGATCTTCATCCATGACCTCTTTAAATATTTCTACTTTGTTGGGATCTTTTAAATCTAAAACCAATTCTTGTGGAGTTGTTAAAACTTGAATAGGAACATTACTGCCATCTATACCTTTTTTTGTTTTAAACATATTTATTCTATTTATTTTTTTTGCAAAAGTATCTCCTTCAACAACTTCATCGTAGAATACGTCAGGAACATCTACTTTATTTACCATACCACTACCAGTTCTTATGCCTGCTCTAGATAAT